CTGGATCACCGACCTTGTAGTCGTTGTCAGCGGGGACAGTGATGCTGGTGCCAGCGGAGAAGTCGCTGAAGTCCTTGAGACAGAACTGGGTGGCAGCCGGCTGAAACCAGATGCTCCCGTCTGCGCCCGTCAGAACGGTTTGGCTACATGCGATTGGCACTTAAGTACCTCAGGTAAGGAACAGGCGGGGGCGTGTCCTGCGGGGGTCAGGTGGTTTAAGTGTACGCAGCCTGGAAGCCGCCGCTCAAGCGAGTCAGCAGGTGGGGGCGGCCGTCGAGGGGCGTGAAAGTAGGGCCGTTGAGTTCCAGGACGCGGCCGCTCACAGTGCCACCGCCTGTGAGGTCGAGGCTGCGGGGCAGATTGTTGAGACTGCGCATGACCGCAGTCGCCAAGGTCTGCCCGCGGCCAGGCCCTCGACCCTTGGGGGTGTAGATCTCCACCACCAGGGAGCCGCGGATCCGTTCCAGCGGACTGCAGAAGGTCTGCTCGGTCGTGGGGCCGAAGTTGACTCGCAGCAGCACGAACTCTGTTTCCGCGTTGTCACTGACGTAGGTCTGGTTGTCCGTGAGGACTTTGAGAGTCGGGTCTACTCCGTGGAGACCGGCCTCGACGGGCTGCTCGAAGAAGCGGCGAACGGCTTGCAGGCTCATGGTCAGTCAGGGAGGGAGATGCGGCGCTGGATGACTTGGGAAACTCGGCTGTCCATTTCGCCACCCGCGTAGTAGTTCAGATACCAGTCCTGGGGCGCAGTCTCGTTGCCGCCGCTCTTGATGCGGCCTGGCTCCAGGTCCAGAGCGATGTCGCGGTAGACCATGCGGTTGCCGATGGTGAAGGTCGGCGCCTTGCCTCGGAACGTGATGCGGGGGTCGGGGATGTCGTTGAGGGTGAAGGCGCCCTTGTTGGGATGGGGGTTCGCTGCCGCCGACCGACCGCTGGCTCCCACCTGATCGGCGGGGATTGCCACGTCGCCTTCGCGGACCTCCCAGGCGTAGTAGAAGTAGCCGTCCCAGTAGGGGCCGAGGCGCTGCAGGTCGTTGACAATCTGCAGGGCTCCCTGCCGTGCAGCCTGCGTGGCGGTTTTCTGCACCTCGTTGTCCAGGAACTTCCTCAGCTCCTTGAAGGCAAGCCCTGCCACTACTGCGGCCTCGCTACGCAGGCGAACAGCACCGGGTTGTCGCCGCGGAAGGTGACCGGGTTGATCACCTTGGCGTGGATGGTGGTGCCGTCCTGCTGGTACTCAAAGCTGTCGGCCGTCGTTATGTAATGGTTGGCGATCTGCGCGGGGTCGATGAAGATCTTCACGTCGGTGGCCTGGTACAGGCCCTGGACCTCCTCGGGGTTGATCTTGGTGATCACCACCTTCACCGGTGTGCGGGTGGTGGTGTCAGCGATGTTGCCGGTGGCGGGGTCGTAAGTGCCGGGGCCGCCGCTGGCCACGAAGGTGGCATCGAGGCCCCACTGCTGAATCAGCGGGCCGGGGATGGGACCGAAGGTCGTGTCAACGAGGCTCATGAGCGGACCCTGCGGATCAGGGACTGGCTGCCGGTGTTGGTGAGCCAGCAGCCGACTATTTCCTTCAGCCACGGGAAACGCTGCAGCACCAGCGGGCCCTTGGCGGTGGGGGCAGTTGCCGTGGCGGTGCTGCCGGAGCCGCGAGGGTCGAAATACTCCACCTCCAGCGCATCCAGCTTCTGGCGCTTCACCGGGCCGGTGGCTGATGTAGCTGCACCGGTGCTGATCAGGGCGGTGGGGTTGGAATGTAAGGCAAGCGCAAGTTCGCTGACGGCGCGGGTGTAGGAGGCGTCGAAGGTGTTGCCGCAGCAGTCCGCCGTGGGGTTCCAGCACAGTTGACCCAGCCAGGTCTGGGCTTCGGTCAAGGAGATGGCCTGGTCGGGTGCGCTAATCGCAAGCCATTGCGCATTTCGCGGGGTGGTGGCGAAGTAGGCCGCTGCCATCGCGTCGGTGATGAGAGGGAGCGTCATCAGATCGGAATGGCGAGAACGTCGTAGCCCTTGCGGCGCAGGCTGCGGCGGACCTCCCGGACATGCTCGGGAGCTACGTCGATCACCGGGATGTGCTCAGGCGGGCGCTGGTGTGGCGGAATCTCGTCCCGCTGTTCGATGTACAGGCGAATGACTCCCATCACATCGGGCTCCAGCAGCCTCCTCAATGTAGGTCGCCCACAATGGGGATTCCGCCCCGCCATGAAAAGGGGCCCCGAAAGGCCCCGAACATTCCACTGAAACCGAAGCTCAGGGATTGACAGCGAAAGCGCTGTTGACCGTGAGGCGCACCAGGGGCACCATCCGTGGGGTGGAATACACCAGGCTGTAGTTGGCCGGGGTGGCGTAGTCGGTGTTGCTCGGGTTATCCGTGCCCGACTGCCAAGTCACACCAGGAATCGCCAGGGCACCGTGATAATCAGCGGCCAGGATGTCCTGGAAGCTGAGAATGTTGGTGTCGTAGCGCAGGCGGAAGTCGCGTTGCACACCTTCTTGCACCGCACCCGGCGCGAAGATGTACACCGGGAACTTGTCGCCGTTGGTGGCGTCGGTGGTGGGGGCCAGGGTGTCGTCCTGGACCACGCGGCAACCGGCGAAGGTGCCGATTTCCATGGCGCCAGGGCCGATGCCCACGCCACCGCCACCCCAAGAGATACCAGCACCGGGGCTGATCGAGGAGGTGGAGAAGGTCATCAGGCCGGTCTGGATCAGACCATTGATGACAGCGGAGTGGGCGGCCAGAACGGTCAGGCTGCTGCCGCGCTCACCCAGCACGTTGCGGGCGCGAAGCAGGGAGCCAGCGGTGAGGGTGTTGGCTTCACCGAGAGCGCCGGTGGTACGAGCCACGCTGACGGCGTTGGGAGCCAGCGCTGTGCCGAACACGCCGGTCAGCATGGAGCTGAGCAGGCGGGTGCGGTTACGCCGCATGGAGCTGGCGATGTAGCTCTGGATGGCGGCGAGAGGGTCCGTGCCGGAACCCATGCCCGAAAGCTCATCCGATGCCGCAGAGAAGCCCCGATGGAAGATAGGGACAACACTTGAGACAGCGTTGATCTTCTGAGGGGTCAAATAACCCGCGCCAGATACACCCCAAGTAGCATTACTTTCGATTCGCTCCTCTTCTGCTTCGAAGGGACGATACATCGGCAAAGTAATACGAACTCCGCCCTCGCGGCAGTCCAGGGCTGAGTTCCGAGCGATGATGCCGCTCTGAACCCAGTCGCAACGGTTGAAGACTTCCTCGAGGGTGTAGCCCTTGAATTCAGGCCGTGTGACCAAGTCGCCAAGGAAGGTGGAGCCCCAGTTGGGGGCGCCCCGCGTACCCGCAGGTACGGGTGCGGGGGTTGTAAAACCCCCGTAGTTCTGAAATTCAGCCATATCTAGGGCTTAGTGAAGGTGCCGTGTCACCCCTTTGCAGCCTCAAGTTCGAGGGCGGAGGCGAGATCTGGGTTCTGAGTCTTCAGCGCAAACTGCTGAGTCAGGTTCCAAGATTCCTTGCGCCAGGGATTGGTCATCCCTGGAGCCGCACTAGCAGCGTTGGCTGGTGAGGAGCCCATGCCTTTCGCGCCGGTGGCGCGGAAGTGGTGTTCCCACCCAGATCCAGGCGACTTCAGGTTGGCCAAGTAGTCGGTGAGGTTGACCTCCACGCCCCCGTTGAGGCAAACCACCCGACCATCGACTTCCCTGAGATTCGACTGGAGCAGCTGGAGCATCTGTTGCGGCTGAACGACGTTCGCCGAGTTGATGGCGTCCAGTGCCTTGGTGCGCAGGTTCGCCTGGGCGAACTCACGATCCTTCGCTGTGAGCTGCTCTTGAAGCTGTCGGTGCTCGCCCTCCAGAGCGGAGTAAGAACCCTTCAACTCCTCGTAGAGCCGCTGGTACTCGCCGGATTCCTCAAGTTGAGCTGTCTTCGTCCTGATGCTCTGTTTGCGGGCTTCGTCCAGCTGACGCTGCGCTTCTTTGAGTTGCTCGTTGAGCTTCTTGTTGCTCTCCCCCATCTTTGCCTTGTCCTGCTGGACCAGGGCGAGCTTGGTGGCGAGCGAAGTGGCGTCGTCGGATTGGGCTGCCGGTGCGTTGGGTGGGACAGCCACGGGCTGTGCCTGATCCATCACGGAAGGATCCCCGACTGCGGGTTCAGTCATTCAGGCGAAGGGGTTACCTACTTAGTGTAGTGGACCCGCACCATCTCAGCTAAGCCCGCTCAAAGTGCGCCAAAAGTTGACGCCGCTTGTCCTCAACAAGGTGGTGGCTGGTGACGAAGGTCGAGACAGTGCGGTTCTCGCGGGTGATCGAGACGCGGATCAGCTCAGCGTCAATCACTTCGACCTGCAGCTCCAGCGGATGGCTCATGGCTACAGGTGTGGCATAGTTGGAGGGTAGCGGCGCGTCAACGCTCTACCCAGTGACCAACCTGAGGAGACAGGCTGATGGATCAGAGCTTATCCCCCGCTGCCCGCCGCCCCAAGCCGCCGAGCTTGAAGGAGCAGGCGTTAATGGCACTGGAGGATGGTGACCTTGGACCTGGAGCATCCTTGACTCCTGTCGAAGTGTGCACCATCCGCCGCGCACTGGAGCAACTCGATGACTGACTTCCGAGCACTGTGCGCTGAGCTTCACGCTGCCTTTAACACCTACGCAGTGGATATGAAGCACCATGACTTACTGGAACGTGCCCGCGCCGCCCTGACCGAGCCCAAGCCACCGAGCTTGAAGGAGCAGGCGCTAGCAGCATTGCAGGAAGCTGCGTATATGGCTGATGACAGCCCGCCACAGGGGATCTGCAGTGACCAGATTGACACCATCCGCCGCGCATTGGAGCAACTCGATGACTGACCTATCCCCTGCCGCCCGCGCCGTCTGGGAAGCCTTCCGCCAATTTGACGAAGCCGGTATGCATGTGGACTACGACGTCAAGATTGCCGCCGTCCTGCGGGCTGCTGCGATGCACCTGCGTAGCGAAGAGTATGCAATCTGCAATGGCTCCTCCTACGCCATGATGATCGAAGTAGACGATTTACTTGACCTTGCCGCCGAACTGGAGAGCTTTGCCGAGTAGCTCAGCTCACTTGCCCTGGCCCCTGGATTGCTTACGCCCGTGGTTGGGCTTGGAGCGGGTTCCTTGACCTTGCTTGGTCTTTTTGCCCACCTTGTCAGCGAGGGGTGCGGAGGTGGGTGAGCCTTTGGGTTTGGCCATCAGGGTTTGTTAGCGGGTGGGTTGGACATGAGCCCCATCAGTGTGGCGAGCAGGCTTGTTAATACCTGCACGGCACGGGCGTCGGCGTCTTTGCAGGCATCGGGCTCGACCGCTGGTAACTC